ACTCTTGATGGCTGGCTTAAGTACACGACAGATGGTGTGCGTATGAGTGGGGATATGAACACTAGTGTTGGCAATTGCCTTCTAATGTGTGCAATGATTTACTCGTATGCGCGTCTACGTAATGTGCGTATTCAACTTGCAAATAATGGCGATGACTGTGTTGTGTTTATGGAGAGTGGTGATCTCACCACTTTCATGGCGGGATTGGACTCATGGTTCAAGGACATGGGCTTTAGCATGGTATGCGAGGAGCCCGTGTATGATCTTGAGAAAGTTCAGTTCTGTCAAACACAACCAGTCTTTAGCGGGCCTAACTATGGTGATTACATCATGGTTAGGGATCCGCGAGTTGCGATATCTAAGGATGCCGTGGCGTTGCTACCCCTTCGTAGTCCAAGGGAGGTTTCAGGTTGGCTTAGTGCAGTTGGTATGGGTGGTATGGCCTTAACAGGTGGTATACCCATATGGCAGGACTTTTACTCTTTGTATGTTCGTTCAGCTGTTGGACCTAAATCGAAAATTGAAGCTGGTTGGGGATGGGGTGTTCGCATGCTTGGCAAATTAATGTCACGCCGTTATGCAACACCATCTGCTTCCACTCGCTTTAGTTTTTGGATTGCGTTTGGCATTAGTCCTGAGGAACAAATTTGCATTGAGGAGCATTACAAAACCATGACAATTGGGTTATCGTTCAACCAATATTGTTATGATTTTGTGTGCTTGCCTTTCTAGTTGTGGCAGAGTAGCGCCTTAAGCGCTGGCAACACTACTGCCTTAAAATAGTGGGCTGATCGCCGTGATTATTGGGTCCCAATCAATAATTGTCCAAAACGTTTGATTGATTTTCTTTGTCAATCTATAAATATTTACGTACTAAGAGCCTCATATGACTCGGAATGTCGAACGACTGCACGGACAACCCATTGGTTTGATTGGGATGAACAGTCTCTGATGGCATCAGGTATCCAATACTATGCCGCCGAAATCAAAGAATCAGAAGAAGAAGAAAGCCGCCAAGCGTGCTTTGCCAAAGAAAGCCAAGAAATCCAATGAAATCACTAAATTGGTTTCCATGATGCAAAAGATGAATGCACCGCAAAACCAAGTCACTGATTTGGGTCGGATGTTATTGCATGGTGGTAATGCTTTGGGTGGTTTAGTTGGGTTGCCCAAAATATTTGGGTCTGGTAGTTATGCTATTGAACAAAATGTGCTCTGGAATCCGGAGCAGCAAGTGCCGTTCATGCATTCAGATGATCAGTCAATTACTTTGCGTCATCGCGAGTATATTGCTGACATTTCCATGAATGGAGCGGCATTTACTATTGTTCAGTTTGCTATTAACCCTGGACTTGCTGCCACATTTCCATATTTGTCCGGTGTTGCTGATAATTTCCAGGAGTATTCATTTACTGGATTGGTTTTTGAGTATAAAACCACTTCGTCTGCGTCATTATCTACCGGTGTGAACACTGCAATGGGTTCAGTTATGTTAGCTGTTCAGTATCGATCTGATGCTGTTGCTTTCACTACTAAACAGCAGTTGCTTAATGAGATGTGGTCAGTGGACATTATACCCGCAGAGAATTGCGTACTACCTGTTGAATGTTCTCCAAAAGAGAATCCCTTTCAAATTCAATATATTAGGAGTGGTGCTGCAACTGGGGATATTAAAATGTTCGATTTGGGTTTGTTAAGTGTTGCAACCTCAGGCGGTCAAGTTGGCCAGACTAATATTGTTGGGGAGTTGTGGGCTTCTTATGAGGTGGTGTTGAAGAAACCCCAGATCACCACTGTCACTAGTGGTGGTCCGTTGGATGCTTTGTTTAATTCAACCTCGTGGACAAGCGCTACTCCATTTGCAAATATGGTTCCAGCTGTTAATTCCATTGGAATTTTATTCACAAGTAGTAATACTTTTGTTATTCCATTGGGTACACCTGCTGGTTACTATCTTATGACACTTGGCTGGCAGGGCACTAGTGTGGCTTTTGCTGAGCCAGCTTTTACACTATCATCTAATATTACCTTTGTTGGTGGGTCTTACACTAATTCTGGCACCACTACAACTGTGGCCTTTTATCAGGTCGTTTTGTTGTATACTGGTGTTAGTATTGGTGTGGTTACAATCTTTGCTACTGGTGGCGTATTGCCATTGTACAATGGGTTGGGACCCGCAACATTTCAGGTTTTGCAGTTGACTAATAGTGTTGGCTGGACTACGGGCACTCCTTAATCCTTGTTTTCGTATTGTTCTTTTACCCTTTATAAAAGGTCCGATGATGACATAAAACTAAAATATCTTGCCACTTGCCGCTGGCGGTAATGCACAGCAAAAATATATTTCCAATTGTTCGCCCGATGAAATCCTACACACACTTCCCAATTTGTTAAGCTTGTACTTATCGCTTACAAGGTGTGAAATAAAATGCAGGTTCTTTTAGAATTTGTTGGCTTTTTCACACTCCAGATTAAATAATTA